ATAGCCTTGGTTACCTGGGGCGCGCTTCCGGCGCTGGGTTCTGTGCTGCGTCCTGCGGGGCCGTGCTCGGGTGGGCGTGCTGGTACTTCGGCTCCTGCGATTAAGATACCCCTGTTTTCGGGGGTGAATCAGGGGCGAAGCCCCTGAGAGGGGATCTCCCCTCAAATTATTTTTGGGTATGGCGACGCGGCCTTGGTAACCTGAGGAACGCTTCCAACGCAGGGTTCTGTAATGCGAACTGCAGGAACGAGCTCGGGAGGGCGAACTGGAACTACGGCTCCTGCAAATTTGCAAAAGTCCCCTTCCAGCAGGGGCAAGAAATACAACTTAATGCGTCGTCATGCGCGCTCTTTGAACAAGCGCTGATCTTTAAGATCACCAGCGCGGAATGCGCAAAGTGGCTGGATAAACAGGACGGGCAGGTAGGTCTTCTCCGGTTGAGAGTGATTCGACAGCTCATACGCAGCAAAAATCGAATATATGAAGCGTAAATGCAGAAGTATAGATATAACCGATAAAGATTTTGTTATTCGTGCAATAAATGATTGCATGAATCATAAATCTTCAAAGAAAATGTCAAGGCAGGATATCTCAAGGATATTCCGCCAGTACAAGACTGTTGATGCGATTGCGGATTTGCTTATCGACGAAATCCGGAGAAGGCATATCGATGTGCGCCAGATACGCTATGATGAGCGGGTTGACAGATCAAACGGAAAATTGCGAATTATCGCTATCGAGGATATCAAACAGCAATTTTACGACTACATTGCCTACAATGCTCTTGAGGAGCTGGACAGCTACATCGGTCACTATCAGATAGCCTGTAAGGATGGCATGGGACCGCTTTTTGGCTCCAGAGTAGTCCAGCAGTGGATGCAGGATAAGGACGTCCAATATGCAATCGTGGCGGATATCCGCAAGTGCTATCCATCCATCACACACGACAATATGATGGCATGGCTTAGCAGGCACGTAGCCAACGACGCTTTGCTCTGGCTGATAAGCGAGCTCTTAAAACTAAGTGAGCAAGGCAAGCCCACTGCATCGTTGTTACTGCGCCCTCTGGCAGATCCGGAACTGGCGGCCCAGTTAGAGGCAGTCAAGCGCGGGCTTCCGATCGGGTCGTATTTATCAATTAAGCTGTGTGCCCTATACATTGCTGACATTTACCACCGATGCGAAGGCAGCTATTTTTCGGAACGGAGAGGCAAGCGGCGTAACATTTTTGCCCATGTCATGATTAACATGGACGATATCTACTTGTTTGGGTCCAACGCCTCCGGAATGCATCGTGCCATGGCGGATCTTATTCAGCTCGCGGACGGCATGGGGCTCACGATCAAACCCGATTGGCGGCTTATCAGCTTGAAACACAGCGATCCCGATGCGCATGTTGATGTGCTTGGCTACCGGGTATACCGGGACCGGATAACAATGCGCCCCAGAAACTACCGTAAACTCCGGCACAGCCTCCGGATGTTTCAAGCACATCCGACGGTCAGACATGCAAGATCCCTGATGGCACGGAACGGAATGTTTGTTAGGCACACTAACTCAAGGCGATTTTGTAAAAAATACAATGTATATCAGACAGCGCACAGCGCTAGAAAGGTGATATCACGATATGACAAGAGCAAGGTTTGCAGAAAGGCAGGACCCAGTAACCGTAACTCAGATTGAGGGAGTAAATTACTTCCAGATCTGCCTGCATGAGCAAGAGGTACAGACCCAGCGTAGTCTGGATCCGGATGGCAAGGAATCCGAGTCTGTCACTGAGTATGAGTACGACTTTAACGAATTTGCGGAGCCCACATCTGTATTGGAACCGGAAAAAGTAAAGGAATCTCCATCAAACTATCTTGGGTATATCCCTACAGGAAAGAAAGAAAATACACAAAGCAGTGCCATAGAAAGCACGCTTGAACAGAGAATTTCCGACCTTGAGGATATGGCGGCAGCACTTTATGGAGGCGAAGCATGAGCGCAATGATCAGAGTAATGGTAAGAGTTGCAAAAAGGCGTATAGCTGATGGGGAAGATATTGAAACAATACTTGCTGGATGGCCCAAACTTACGGAAACAGAAAAGCAGGAGATCAGAGACGCAATTGGATAAAAGCTTATGAATGACAATTGGGAACAGATGGCCATGGGGCAGGCGGAGATCATCTCCGGCCTGTCCATTTTATGCTCTGATTTAATCCGGGAGCTTGCCATGTACCGGGAAACGGACCGGGAAGAAGAGGCAATGCAGAAGATACTGAGCATCGAGGACAATGCAGAAAAATGAATCCATCCATCATTACAGGGGTACTCTCCGCCGGAGGTGCGGCAATCATCATAAAACTCATCGACGTTATCCATGACAGTATGCAGGCACATATCCGGAGGAAGGAAGGCAGGCTGTCGCTGGATGAAAAGGTGGACGCCATCGTGGAGACGCAGCAGAGCATATCAAAGCAGTTAAAACAAACCGACGAGGTGGTCCTTGCGACGGCAAGGGACCGGATTATTTATCTTTGCCGCCAGAAAGAGCAGGGCAAGCTGTACACGCCGGAAGACGTGCAGGAAATTGACGCTATATATCGACCTTACCACGAAGATGGCGGGAACCACGCGGCAACCGTCGAAGTGGACCTGTATCTGGAGCAGGCCAAGGAGTGGCAGAAGAGGCAGGCATTGCAGGAATGAAAACGATCAGTAAATATGTAATTGGCACGGTAATTTACATGCTTGGTTTTATCACGGTTATGACCGTGATCTTTTGTTTTAAGGGGAGTGTTCCGGATGCGCTGATATATTGTGCGCTGCCGGCAGGAGCAGTCGAAATGGTTCTGACGGTCGTGTTAAAGGTGCACGGAGACAAAATGCCGGACAAATCCGCAGATGATGCGTTTGCGGATGCCTGCACCGACGATGCGGTAGATCCGGAAGAGGAGGCAAAAGGATGAGCAAACAGGATATTGTGCGGAAACTGACAAGCCGTAAGTTTTGGGTGGCGCTGGTAGCGTTTGTGTCGGCATTGCTGACAGCATTTGCGGTGCCGGATGCGTCGATCTCTCAGGTAACGGCCATCATCATGGCGTTTGGCTCTCTGGTGGCGTATCTCTTTGCCGAGGGATGGGCGGATGCGTCCGGAGCGGCGCAGGGAGGTAAGGGCAATGGCAATGACGATATCGGATAATGGTATTTCGCTAATCAAGAGGTTTGAGGGGTGCCGCCTCATTGCCTATAAGCCCGTAGCGGCAGAGAAATACTACACCATTGGTTATGGGCACTATGGCAAGGACGTATACGCCGGGATGCACATCACACAGGCACAGGCGGACGCATATCTCCGGAAGGACCTTGCAAAGTATGAGCACAAGGTCGATATCTATGGCGGAACATATCACTGGTCGCAAAACGAGTTTGATGCACTCGTGTCCTTTGCCTATAATGTCGGGTCCATCGATCAGCTCACCGCGCACGGAACACGGTCAAAGCAGCAGATTGCCGATAAGATACTGTCTTATGTCTACGGAGCGGGGCATTGTAAGCTATCCGGTCTGGTCATCAGACGCAAGGCGGAACGCGATCTTTTCCTCCGCGGGAACCCGTCAGAGGGAAAACCCGCAGAAACCATTACTACAGGAAGCGCAGTAAGTGCCTACAAGGTCGGCTCCCTTTACCACACGGTGACAAGGTTAAAGGTCCGCAAGGCACCGGGGACCAGTGCCGCACAGATAAAGCACTCCGAGATGGACCAGAGCGAGAGGAAGTATGACAACGCGCGAATCGGATGCATCGACAAAAATACGCCCGTCATTCCGCGCGAGGTAAAGAAACAGGATAACAGCGTGTGGATGAGAATCGGTTCCGGATGGGTGTGTGCTAGACTTGAGGCAAATGTGTTCATCAAATAAATAACGATAAAAGCCGGGCGGCTAGCCTCCACCCGGTTTTTCTGCCTCCGCGCTGTATACGGCGTCGGGGGCTTTTTTATTTTGCGTTTGCAACAAGCTCGTCGATAATCATGCTCATGGGCTTGCCAGTTTCCGCAGACATCGATTTCAGCTTGGCGTATGTATCGGCCTTGATATTGGCTGAGATAAGTTGCTTACTGTCATCTTCGGCAGCCGGACCGAATATCTTTTCGTATTCGTTGGCAGAGAGGCTATCCTCTGCCCACTGTCTTGCAGACTCGACGGTGAGCGGGATGATCTCTTCGCCACCAGACCACTCGTTTTGACCGATTGACTCAGCGTATTTAGTCATAGGGCCGCCCTCGCCATAAAGAAAAAACTCTCCAGTCTTTTTGCGATAAAGCGTTTCGCTGATATGGTTAAAGTCGCGATCTCCTAATCCATTCCAATAAGAGCCAATTTCTTTAGCCGTGCTGGTGTCGTAAAGCTTTCCATTTATGATCTTTTTCATATTCAAACCTTTCTGCCCTCGTGACCTCCGGGGCGGGATAAGGTTTAGTTGTAAAATCCGTAACTCCAAGGATCTTTACTTACGATAGGCTTAAGCACTTCGATGATCTTTCCGGCGTCATCGCAATGCTTAACAACCCATGCCGCTTGATATCCTAGGTGATTGCGGCGATCCATTGCTATAAGAGCATCATCGACAAAAACTTCGAAGCTCTTTCCAGCTTTCTGAGCGTTGGCTTCAACCTCGTCTCTGTGAGCTTCAATTTCTTTTGCAAACTTATCGCCTGCATAAACTTTATTGTCTTTCTTTTCGACAAGCTGATTATATTTTTCGATTAAGCTTTCCGCATATCTTATCTGCTTTTCTGTTCCTCTCATTTTTTTTGGCTTCCTTTCTTTTGTTTTCTTTCTTTCCCTTACAACTATATTATACATCGAGAATATATAAAGTCAATATAAAATATAATAAATTATATAAATAAAATGGTGGGCAATGGAATAAATTGATTTTTGCCCCATATTTGCCCCATGAATGCAAAGAAGGCAAAAAAATAAGGCCCCGAAGATGCTGTATTTAAGGCATCTTGAGGCTATTTTCGGTGATTAGGTAAAGTGGAATAGGCGGGAATCGAACCCGCGTCCAAAAACCCATCCGGTGTCCTTCTACTATCGTAGTCTGCTGTTTCGGCTTACGCCATTTTCTCCTGACAAT